TCGCCCGGCCGGTTGCTTCGGGAGTAGTGCGCTCGGCCACATTCCCAGCCGATAGTTGCTCGCGCCCATCTGACATTCTTTCCACGACACTTGTCGGAGTGAGTCGCCGTCCGATACCAGGGTGGCAGAAAAACCGCCCTCGCGCTCCTCGTCGATCACCGCCGCGGACCAGATAATCAGCCGAGAGACGGAAGGGAAGACCCCGTTCTGGGTCACATGATATTCGTCGTAGGCCTGCCCGATGTCCAGAAAGCGCTCGGACTCCGAGTCTTTGAGCTCGCGGAGCCCCTCGCCGGAGTCAATACCGGCGGGTTTCTTTCCCTGCGCATAAAGCATTGATAGGCCAAATAGCTCGTAGCACTCCGCTTTCAGCATCCGCAGATACTCGAGCCATGCGGGATGGAAGGGTACGTCCGGAAGGATCGTGGGGGGCGTTCCTGTGTAGTGGGTCGGAGCCATGGGCTCGTTTGTAGCCTCCGCCTCCGATACGTGCGAGCCCCGCTCGATCATCCATCGCACGGTCGCCTTCTGCATGAGGACCTGGAGCTTCTGCGCGACGGCGTTGATCTCGCTCTGGTGGCCCTCGAGTTGCTCCGCCGCGCCCTTCCCGTCCATGCCGATCGCCCTCGGTTTGATCGTAAGACGCGCATAGGGAAAAAATGGCCATCTCCAGCGCTCGTCTATCACGGTACCCGAGGGAGTCACGATCGCCCGCCGGCCGTCTTTCGCCTCGGGTCCGGAGGGGAGGTGATAGGCCTCGATCACAGATACCGGGTCCTCGATCTGGCGCATGATATCCGCGGAGGTCTTATCGAGACCTGGACAGATCATGTCCGCGTCTCGAGCGAGCTTCGGGATCTTGACCCCATACATCTCCTCTACTACCGGACGACTCATGATTTTATGTCGGTAGGAGGAGCGCGGGCGTCTGTAGCGGCCGTCCAGGTCGTCGAAGCGGAGCTCCGGCCGAAACACGTTCTCGACCTGGATCGTGCCCTGCTGGACGTCCGGAAAGACCTGGGTGTACCCGTCTGCAAAGATGCACGCGGACAGAAAGCAGTCCCGGGCGATCTGATAGACCCCTTGATCCTGATAGACGCCGGCGATCAAATCGGTCATGGCCTGCGCCTTCTCGCGCAGGTCCCAATCTCCAGAGTCGGTCAGGACCCAGGCCCGAGGGGTTGCCGTTGCGATCTTCGAGACCAGGCTGTCAATGACGCTCTCGGTCACGTTGATCTTGATCAACTCCGAGGATAGATAGTCGGCGAAATCGGCGGCGTTGAATGAACGAATTTCCCGGCCCTCGTACAGGCCGAGCCAGCGTTTCCAGCGCCTCGCCTTGTCCTGCTGCGAGCTCTCGATATTTTTCCAGACAGAGACGAGCGCCTGGGATAGCGAGTCTTCGTCCGCGTACCACCACAAGCCTTTGTAGTTTTTGTCGGTCATGCGTAGCCTATCAGACGAACAAGAGTGTCGGCCTCGGTGGACTGGAGCTTGCAGACGTAGCGACTCGCGGCCTGCGGAGGAGCGGCCGGAACCAAAAGAAATCCCTGCGGCGGGATAGTGACTTTCTTGGGTGCGATCGTTGCCACGTCTTGGTTGAAAGTGCATGAGACAGAAGCGGTCCGCGACTCGTTTGAGACGAACAGAAACTCGAGGGCGCTAGCGAACGGGTCAAGGGTCGCGTCGGCGTCGACGCTGATCTCGGCCGTTCCGAGGACAATGGCTTTCTCGAGCATTTGAGTTGAGCCCGTGATCGCCATGTCCGCAAAGGCTATCGACTGAAGGATCGTCCCGTTCGCCCTGCGCGAGCGGAACCGGATGGATATCGAGGCGCTGATTGCCACGGCTAGGCCTCCCCGCCGATAACGACGATCCGACAGAGGCAAGTCGCCCCGGTCTCCGGGACGAGCGCCAGAAGCGGGACGGCCGACGTGCCGAGCGCCGGAGAGGGAATGATGACCGTCTGCAAAAGAGCAACGGTCGCGGTAACGACTTCGGCCGTGATGGCGTCTGTCCATGTGACCCGGACGTATTTCGTCGACGAGAGGTTCTCCAGTATGACGTGGCGGACGGAGGGAAAAGAGGACAAATCGATCCTGAAGCCAGACGCTCCGGTCACAACGATCAGCTTCTCCTCGACGGGGCCCGCGCTCCTCGAGAGCAGGGAGGTTTTGTGCTGCGTTGCGGGGGTCGCCCCAACGGTGATTTCAATTTCAACCTCACTCAGGATCTCAGCGCTGGCCATTGGAATACATTGTGGGTGCTGTCCGCCCTTCTGTCAATTCTTTTTGTCGGGCCTGGCTATTGGTACCACGCCCGCTTCCCCTTGCCCGCGAGGGAGGCTTTCATTTTTGCCTCAATGGCCTTGTAGTGAGCCGCGGAGCCCTCCGCCGGGCGAGGCTCGAGCGCCTGGTAGGTCCAGTGTTTGCTTTCCCTGAATCCGTACAGGGCCGCGTCTGTGTCGTCGTTCGGCCAGCGGGGGTCCTCTTTCTTGCGGTCCTCGTCCCAGGGTAGCACTTGATACGATCTATGGAGCGGCGAGCTCCTCCGAATCCAGATCAGTTTTGAATGGAAATCCGAATTCATGACCTCGATCGCCGAGAATTTTTCTTTCTTCTCGGCCGGCTTAAGCGGGAGCGAAAACCGCTTTCTCATATCGTCGACGATCGTTCCGCCCAGGCCCCCGGTATCCACGGCCATGGAAAGAGGCCGATACTCCTCCATCTTTGCCTGAATGACCCGGGCCCACTCCTCCATGGACAGGCCTGATTTCCGGTAGCAGTCGACCTCATAAACGTCCGGACGATCTTCACACACAGCCCAAACGACGAGCGAGAATGCATCCACGCGCCCGAGGTCGATCCCGAAAACGTGCTCCCAGTGAAAGCCCGCCGGGAGCTCGCCGTCGTAGGAGTTGATCGTGGGGTCGTACTTGTAGACAAGCCCGCTCGCGTCGCGAACCCAGAGGCCCCGCCATTCCCGCATATAGGTTGGGTGGTCGCTGCCCCAACCCTTGCGGGCCCTGTAGGCCTCGAGGAAGGCGAGGGCCTTCCGCTCCCAGTCGGGATCCCCGCGCCACCGGGGATAGTTCGGGTTGTCGAGCAGTGTCCACCGATGGACGCTCCAGTCACCCGGGAGGAGCCCGTTTGTTGCGTCATGGAAATAACCGATACAGGCGGGGCTCGGAGTGCCGGTTAGCCGGAGCTTGCCCCCATAATCGGAGAGCGCCGGCTCCAGGACGTCCTCGACGAGCTCCTGGAAGGCGATCCTGAAAGCCTGGACCTCGTCGAGGGTCACGTCGCGGAAGGCAAAGCCCCGCATTCGATCCATGTCCCGATCGTCGTCGGAGCCCAGGATCCACCCCTGCGCTCCGTTGGGGTGGGTAACAATCAAATCCGTCGAGTTGAACCGCAGGTCGACCTTGAAGTACCGCGCAAGCGCCTGAAGTCGACCCCACATCAAGCGTTTAGCCTGTCCTCTGGTGGGGGCGACGTAAAGCGCGGAAATGAATTCGTCCTGGGGGCCCATGACTGGGTAACGCTCGAGCGCGTCCAGAAAGATCCGTGCGTCGACGGTGGTCTTTCCCGCTCGGCGACCGCACAGGGCTCCGGAGAGGAGCGCAGGGTCCGTGGCGAATGCGTACTGGGCGGAGGAGAGCCCGGTAAAATAGTCCGGAGCGGAGGCCCGGAGCTCCAGCCTGGCGACTCGTTCGCGGGCGGCGAGGACGGAGCGGAGGAGCCTACCTCGTTCGATCCAACTCCCGCTCTCGCTGCTCGAGCTCGGCGAGCTCTGCTCGGAGTTGATCATTCGAGACTCTCACCTCCGCCTGTAGATCTATTCTGTTGTGTAGGGAGAATTCCTTCGGGTACATCCGCTCCAGAATCCAGGCCGCGGCCTTCCAGTCGACGGACCCGGCCGGGGCGGTCGAGGCGGATTGAATGCGCTGGAGCAGGGTTTCCTTGCGCTCGCCTTCCGCACTTTTAACTAAGTCGGAAAATTTCGGGTATCTCCGCTCCCATTCATTGAACGTGTCCCGACAGATCCCAACCTGTTCCGCCACGTAGTTCTTGAAGTTTCCAGACCTGATCAAATCGCATATCGTGGCGACGATCTCCGGGGTGTACTTGCTTGGCCTGCCCGCTTTTTTCTTTGGCTTCATGTCTCCAGTATACCCGCGTTTCACGGTTTGTCGCGTAACGAAATCAGCGCGAGCAGTGAATCAACACCCCGCCTCACGTCTTCGCGGAGTCTCCATTCCCACTGTTGCGAGGCCGAATCCTCGGGAACTTCTGGGAAGGGGCGCAGGGGCGGGGCTGCGGAGCGGCCCACCGCGGGGATAGAGCACGGCTCGGCGGCCCGATCTTGGGTGTCCGGGACGATCCGCAGAGCGGGGCCTCGACG